ATGTAAGTACCAAATCAGCAATTTCAGCGATTATGCTATATGCAAAAACGTTGATTAAATCTGATAAGTCATTATTGGCGGCTATAGGGGAGTATGTGGAATCGTTATTCGTTGTTCCGCAAAGCAACGATATGACATTCCTGGATGCACTTTCTGAGTGTCGAAATAATTGGAAGCTTTTTAAGGAGAATAAGTTATTCAAGAAGTTTTCATGTTTATTGACACTTCTCGTATCCCTTGGTTTATGTGAGGCTACATCGCTTGAATTTTCTATAGGAAATATGAAAGTGGTGGAAGCACGAACTTTCGAAGTGCAAATGAGTGCGTTTGATGTTACTGACGCGATCTTTGATACTTTGGCCTTCTTTATTGAAGGTGGTTATCGATGTTACCAGACGGGTTCACTAAAACCATTGCTCTATGATGATATCAGAGTCCATACACTGGAGGAAGAATTCATTATATTGAGCCGGATGTGGGATTTGCAGCAAAATGGGAATTTGCTCAAATTGGAAGGTGTGGAAGCAAGCGAGTTCGACAATAGATTGGAAACGTGCATTACTAATTTTAAAAGAATGCTACCTTCCTTTTCTGGTTTGGACAAGAAAATCATAACTGATAAGTATAATAGACTGATTCAGATTAAAAGTGATTATGTCTTGTCTAGACTAGCTGGTGGAACTCGAAGGGCGCCGTGGACTGTTGAGCTATTTGGAGAAAGTAGCCAAGGAAAGTCCACAGTTGGAGATTATTTGCTTGATGGCATGCTAATGTCCGCTAATTTGTCGACAGACAAGATTAGAAGGGCTGTACTTAATGCTTCGAGTAAATTCATGGATACATGGAAGACGGACACTCTCGTTGCCGTTCTTGATGATATGTGTAATGAGAAGAGTAACTTCGTTGAGAAACCACCCACACGTTGGGTGATTGATCTATGTAATAATCAGACTTTCTACGCCCCCAAAGCTGAAATTGAAGCTAAGGGTAAGGTTTTTGTTGAGCCGGAGATTGTTCTGATTAACACGAATGTGAAGGATTTGGATGCTTATCCTTATTCTAACTGTCCGTATTCTGTGCAGAGGAGACCACATATTGTCGCCACGATAAAGGCTAAGACTATGTTCCAAAACATCGTAGATGGAGTGGAATGTGGTTTGAGCCCTGAGAAAGTGGCAGAGTATTACCAGACTCATGACAAACCAGTGGTCGAGGACCTATGGGACATCAATGTTGAAGTAGCAGTGAAACCAGTAAAGTTAGACCAACTTGCCACTTATTCTCCGTTTGTCTACAATGGCAAGCAGATGATGGGCATTGGTATGAACGAATTTCTGGAAATGAATATTGACCTGTTTCAAAGACATAGAGCACGACAGTTCGAAATTGTCGAAAAATCAACTAATTCCACAAAGATGGAGAAATGTGGAGTTGATGGATGCTGTAATGTTAAGGGTCTGTGTTCGCTGCATTCCGACTATGTGTCCCTACCCTCAGAACGTGTTCCAGTTTACGAAAGTGAACCAGAACCTGAGGAGGAGGAGGAAGACGCAGGACGCCATGGAGTAAGAGGTTGCTTTGGAAGGCCACCTCGAAAGAAAAAGAAGCGCGGTATGAAAAAGCAGTATGGAGAGCAAGTTGCTGGTGCCATACATAAAGGCTTAGGCGTGGCCAAAGATGCTTTTGACAGAGAGGCAAGCGTCTTGGATGGACTAGCTACCAAGAGTTTGTACTTAGCTGCATCATGCTTTACCGCGAATTGGGATTGGCTTAAAATAATCCCAGCCCCCGTGTATAAGATGGAAGTTGTCCAACAATTGTTGAGACACTATGCTAAAGACGCGATTGTTAGGCATACTAACAATGCCATTTGGACGACCGCGCTATTGACGCTATTTTTATCAGCGGCAATATTATACACGAGCTTGTCCCTCTACCCACTTGTACTAATATTGTGGGCTTTGGCTCTATGTTTTACTAGTTTTGTCTATAAGAACATGGAGAGATGGATTATGGAGGATATAACCAAGAGGAGCAAGATAATGTATCCTGTTTTGGAGAAGTTTAAGAACGACAATTATAAGTATATTGTTGGACTTAGTGTGGCTGCTTTTACTGTAATGGCACTTAGGTGTATCTACAAGTCATACAAAGCAATTCAACCAGAACAGGGGGAAATTGAGAAACCAACAAAAGAGTCAATTGAGAAGAGAGACAAGGAGAAGAATCCGTACTGCGAAGTCTATGTTAGACCATTACCTATAACAGGAAAGGGAAGGACTTTGACTAGTGAGCATATGGATAATATACTCAGTGGCAATCTTTTATATGGCTCAGTGTTTTGGGGATATGATGCAGAAGGTAAGGAGCAAAGAATGATGGTTAACCCGTTGATGGTTGACACTAACTTCATGATCCTTCCTAGACATTACTTTGATAAAGGTGATACTACTATGATCTGCAAGAGAAATAATCCCCATACGTTGGGTGGCACGTATAATGTGCGACTAGATGTCTGTAATACTATTGACATCGAAAATTCTGAATTAAAGGTAGTCTACGTAGCCGAAGGAGGCTCGTATAAGAATTTGATCGAATACCTTGTTGAGGATTTCCCAACGGACCATGGTTTTCATATGAAGTATAGGAAGCAAGATGGCACTTTCCTCACAGCACGTGGAATGGCAAAAGCTAATCCCAAGTGTAGTAATGGGACTGTGTTTTCGGGTCTCGAGTACTTCAATTTAACCATGGACACTTTTGGTGGTTTGTGCGGCGCAGTACTATATAGCGCCGGTGTCGGTTGTAATATTACCGGCATTCATGTTGGAGGTGTTGAAGGTGCTCCTATTGGTTGTGCTTCGATTCCTAGGAGGTCTGAGGTCTTATCTGCCATCGAGAAGTTGAAGAAGCGGAAGACCTGTATTAAAACTGCCAGTGATGGCACATTTCCTGACAAGCAATTTGGTGTTGAGTTCATGACTAAAGATGCACTCCATCCAAAGAGCCCTATTAACTATTTGCCAGAGGAGTCTACCATACAGTACCACGGAAGTTGTATTGGGAAGACTACATCCCATTCTGACGTAAAGAAGACTATAATTTCTGATATCGTTGCAGAAGAGACTGGCGTGGTCAATAAATGGAGAGGCCCTGCAATGAAACCAGAATGGAAAGGTTGGCAAGAGTGTTTAGCCAATATTAGTGAGCCTGGTAAGTCGATGCCATATGATCTTATTGAACATTGTGCAGACGACTATATTCAGCCGTTACTTGCCATTTTGGAGGAGCAAAAGTTTTGGAAGGAAATGAGACCTCTTAATGACGAAGAGAATCTCCTTGGAGTACCTGGACAGAAGTTTATGGATGCTGTAAAGAAAAACACAGCGATTGGATATCCATTAACAGGCCCAAAAACTAGGTTTTTGGAAGAACTGGAGGCTACTGAAGACTATCCTCATAATTTCAGACTTACAGATGAGATAATGAGTGAGATAGAGATGGCCGAGTCCAGTTATGCTCGGGGTGAACGAGCTTATCCTATTGCAAAGGCTTGCAAAAAGGATGAAGTACTACCCAAGGAAAAGTGTAGGATATTCTACGGAAATTCTATTACATTAACTTGGCTGGTCAGAAAATACTATTTACCACTTATTAGGTTCTTGCAAATGAATCCACTAGTTTCCGAGTGTGCAGTAGGAATTAACTGTCACTCTAAGGAATGGGATCAATTGTACCACTATGTAAAGAAGTTCGATAGACTTTTTGGTGGGGACTATAAGAAGTATGACCAGAAATTGCCTGCTCAGCTTATTATTACCGCATTTCGAATTATGATTTCGATTGCTGAGCAGTGTGGGTATAATGAGAAAGATTTAGCAATTATGGAAGCTATGGTTGCCGACGTTGTTTATGCATATATTGCAGTCAACGGTGACCTAATTAGCTTGACTTGCGGCACACACATTAGTGGAAACTCACTTACCGTAATTATTAACGGAATTTGTGGGGCACTCAATTTGAGGGCCGCTTTCTTCACTCATAACTCACGGACACTGAAATTTAGAGACCATGTAGCTCTTTCAACCTATGGAGATGACAATATTGGTTCTGTATCCAAAAATTGTAAGTTTTCCATAAAATTGGTATCTGAATTTCTGGCCAAATATGGCCAAACGTACACTATGCCTAACAAGAGTTCTGTACTTGAGGACTTTTTGGGACCCGAGGATTTTGAATTCCTCAAGAGGGAAACAGTGTACATCCCAGAGATAGACTGTCATGTCGGTGCACTACAAACCGACTCGATCTACAAGTCTCTCCACATGTACATGCGTGGTAAATCTTGTGAGCATTCTGAAGAGGAGGCATGTGCTTTGAACTTAGACACTGCCATGAGAGAATTTTTCAATCATGGGCGTGATGTGTATGAGGAACAGCGCATAATACTCAATAAGATAGCTCGTAGGGCGCATTTAGATGGCTTTTGTGCCGAATTAGATGTACCCTTTGATAACCGCGTACTTATGTGGAAGAGAAGTATGATCCAGAGTCTCTGGACCAGCCCTCGGAGATGGCGTTAAAAGATCCGCCCCGTATGACACATGGGGTCGTAGAGGCAGTTGAAGATGTCCCTACTGGCGTGATTACCGCCGATGAGGAGTAAGCAATCTCTTCCTCGGTTAGGCAGCCAGTTAGGAGTAAAATTTGCAAAACGGACTGTGTTTTGGAGCGAACGCAGTACTGTACATAGTGCTCTACTAATAACAATGTAAATAATAGATATGACCTTTATAATATAGAAGATGTATGTAATATTAGATGTAAACAATGTAGTATATGTAGATGTAAAGTAGGCGATTGTCTGTGTAAATTCAGACAGTTGTCAATGGAACCGCAATCTGGGATTGAATATTCACTTGGTCCCAATGAGCATAAGGAACAAAATGTTATTTTCAGTGACCAAGTTAGTGCGTTTAAGACTGAAGTGACATCCGTGGTTGACCCAACTAGGGCACAACAGGATACACATGATGCTGAACTCGCTGACTTTTTCGCTCGACCTATAAAGATAGCAGAATTTGAATGGGCTATAGGGGCAGGGTTTTTCTCACAATTTAATCCCTGGTCCTTGTACTTGGAG